ATGCGAGAGCTTGTTCTGGGTACTCTTGTCCTTCTGGGATCTCAGCAGCTTGAATTGCGTTTACCGCTGGAAATTCCAAAGAACGACCCTTACCAAGGCGTACTGTAGAAAGAAGCGGAGTTACCAAAAGCTGTGGTTCGGCTGCTTCGCGCAGAGTACGAGAGATAACCTTAGGGAACAAAGCGGCTGCGTCTGACGAACCGAATGCTTCCTTAATTGTAACTCTGTTATCTGAATCGATGTAACCATCCTCAGCAAATGCGGCTTCCCAAGCTGGGAGACCCGAGAGGAGTTCTTGGATTGTCTTACTCATCTTAGGATATATCCTCCTGTTTATTGTTTTCTTTTATTGTTTCTTTTTTTTATTAGAGTGTTAAGTTCACGCGGAATGCGCCAACAACATTCGTTACATCTAGGTTTGCACGGATACCGAGTTTACCGGAGAACGAGCCTGATCTTGTGAGCTCATAAACTGTCTTGAGCGCACCTGGATCCGATGGAAGCTGCATGTAGGAAAGCAATCCGTCATCAAAGTTTGTAGCAAACTTCTCAACTTCAATTACTTTACCAACCTGCAACCATGGGTATGTGCCAGCATCAGATCCGGAAAGCAATCTTGGACGGCCCATGAAGTCTGCCGCAACCAAGTCACCTGCTACTAAATCAGCGTTGACGTTTGTTACCATTGGGTATTCAACATAACCTCTAACGATAAAGCCTGCACCTTGCGATGTGCCCTTATCAAAAGGTCTGTAGAGATCGTACTGTGCACAGCCAACTGGCACTGTGCGTGCAGCTACTGCCTGTGTGTCTCCTGCTGCACCAGCAACTGGTGTTGCTCCTGCAAGCGGGTTCCAACCTGAGATTGTGTCTCCCCATGTTATTGAAGATCCGCTACCGTTAGCTGGAACAAAACGTGAATCACCATTTGCATCTGTTACTACTGAAAGGATTGTTCCCTTTGGAATAACGATTTCAAAACGATCATCTTCTGAATCTGCGTACCAAGTTGGAAGGGCAACTGATGGCAAGATGTATGCGGATGGTGCAATACCTTCCGAAACAACGAAACGACCAGCACCCGTTTTGGTACCTACTTTACGAAATTTTGCTAATGACATTTTAATATCTCCTTATTTATATATATTTGTTTTAAAGTTTGCGACGGCCCATGAGAGTATCAACAAACAGTTCTTCAACTGTATTCACTTTTTCTTCTGGTGCAGTTGTTACTTCTTCGTCTTCAACAATAACGTTGTCTTCTTTTTCTGAAACAACATAATTGTCCATTACGGATTCAACATTGAGCTTTTGAATATTCTTCTTAGCTACTGGGAGCTTAGCTAAGTCTCTAAGAGAATCAGCTAAAGAACCTGCTGAACGAGTTACATGATCTTGGATCAAGTTTTCTCTTTCTTCGATTGGTTCTACTCCTAATGAGATTTTAGTATCAACTACTCTTTCAGCCAAAGTGCGATGTAGCGCCTCTCTAAGCTTTGCATTTTCCTGTTGAAGCACCTGAAGTTTATTGTCATTGTCATCTTGCTCAGCAGCTTGTGTACTGTCTGTGAGCTCTGAGTTTGACTCTTCTTGTGTTTCATTTTCTGGGGAGGACTCAGTAGTTTCAGAATTAACTACTTCTTCTTTACCTTGTTCTTCTGTTTCCACTTTTTCTCCTTCAGATTCTTCATCGCTAGGAGACTGTTCTGCATTTTCTGCAGATGGTGTCTCAACCGGCAATGCTTGCTCTTGCGCTTTCTTTAGATCTTCAATCTTTGAAGAAAGAACATCTACCATAGACTGCTCACCAGCTTCTTGTGCTACCTTAAGAGCGTCTGACAGCGCAGATATAAGATCTACATTTTTTGCTTCTACATTTACAGAAGCTTCTTCTTGTGAAGAAATTTCTTCTGATTCTTCTTTAGGCGCTGTAGCAATTGCTGACAGGTCTTGGCTTAGATTTTCAACAGTTGCCAAAACATCATCACCTTTAACGATTTCGTCCATTTCAACATTCTCCTCGTCAATAATATTCTTTTCTGATAGTAACGAAGTATTATCAGCCTTTGCAGTTTCGCTTTCTTGAAAGGCTAAAGCCGTAAGAAAAGCTCCTTTGACATGAAGATAAAGTGGTCTAGACTCCTTTTTCTTCATACCCTTTAAAATAGATTCATTCTCTTCTACGGTAGTTATATCTTCTTTATCCATATGTAAAATAAAGGCTGCCGTTTTTGCTGTCCAATTATCTGAATCAGTTACCACTGTTGATCCATCAATTGTCTTAGAAGCTCTTACGCTAGATCTTTGATCTGCTGGTTGATTAACGAATGAATATTCTTTAAATGAAATATCCTGCATGTCGACAAAAGCAAGTTTACCCTTATAAACCTGACCGCGCTTATACTTTGCCATCTTTGGTCTACCATCTGCTGATTCAGCAGCTAAGTCTTCACCGGAAATTGAGCAAACTGCTTTTCCAGCCCTTCCGCCAACTGACCCAGTCAGGTATCTCTTGTCTGAAATCTTTTGAGCTGCCAATGGATCCGTAATTGCAACCTGCAATCTTACGTAAGGAGCACCATCTTCTTCTTTGTCCATTTTAGCTGCAATAACTCTACCAATTGGTTCAGAGTTTAAATCGTGATTTAAAATAATTGGCTTAGGATATGGTTCAACCCAAGACTGAAGAGCTTTTTCTAATTCAATGGCAGAGTAGTTATTATAGTTAGCAGTTAATCCGCTCATGTATTGCGGCTACTTCAATAATTAAACCATGGTTCTTGCTAAACGACTCGGAAAAATCATTTTCCAATCCTGAAAGATCAGGAAGTTGAAGTGTGAAACTTTCAACGAAATCAAATGCCATTTTAATGCTCCATTTATTTTAATGTATTGTTTATAGTAAATTAGGTTTTATAAGATTAAACAATCTTATATAAAGATATCATACTTTTATGCTGTTGCAAAAAAATTTCCTCTAGAATCTCCATTTGACAAAAAGCTCTGCATCATTTGCTTATGCATTATGTGCGGAGCATAGATATATGAAGCTGAATAGAGCTTATAGCCCATTTTTGCTGCATTTCCAGACCAACCCAAATCTTCTCCCTGTGTATGGAGCGAATAGTCAACATTTTTATATACATCTCTTGACATCATTTTTGCTGCCATAATAACATCTGATTCAAAATACTGACCAAGCGGGTATTGCTCTTTTCTATAAGCTTGACCACCAGGCTCTTTTATCCAGTTCATTACGCTTGGATACATTGTGTTTGTTGGAGTCATAAACATCAATGGACTAACCGCATCGGCTCCAGAATTTACATGCGTAATCAAGAGTTGAATCGTATTTTCGTTAGTTATAAGTATGTCAGAATCTAAACTAAAAAAATAATTTGGATTAATATCTCTAACTTTTGACAAAAGAGAGTTTCTTAGATTAACCATGTTTTCGTACTTTGATATACTCCAAGTTCTTGTTCCTTCTTCGTGAGAAAAATGTGGAACATCTTGTTTTATATCTAAAATAAATTCTGGTATATCTGGTCTAGCGTTTCTATATTTAACTAACATCTCTATCGTTGCTTCATCATCTGGTGAAGCTTCAAATATAAACGCAGTTTTTGAAAAATCAATATTTTGATTTTCTATGCAAGAAATCCAATAAGGAAATATCCAATCTCTTTTATAGATTGGACAACCAATCACTAACTCAATCATGAATTATTCTGAAATAGAAGTTGTTGTTTCTTTTGCTTTTTTCTTAGCAGAAGCAACTGTCTCTATGTTTGCAGGTTCTGCTTTCTCTTCTTTAGTCTCAGTAACTGTTACGGCTTTAGGATCCGTTGCAACAACAATTTCCTCTACGGTGTCGTCTTCTGGTTCTGAGGTAATAAAATCAATTATAGAATCAACAACATCGACTAAAGCTTCAAGAGCTAATCTAGTTTGACCGTTGCTAACAGCTTTTTTGAAAACATCAAGCGCATTTGCTTCTGTGTCATCGCTACTTGTAATCTTATCATTTACATTAAACATTATCTTTGTCCTTTTCAACATCTGATTCTATAACAGTATACTCGTTATCTAGCAATGATTCAATTACTGTTAGAAAATTATTATCATATCTTTTAATATCTGGAGAATTCTTTCTGCCATTTTGATTTGCCGGTCTCATTGCATTGCCAACGCCTCTTCTTTTTGAAGGAAGATTTCTTTGTCCAGCTGGAGCGGATTTTTGGCCATCAGTTGTTTTTGGATCTGGTGGTTGATTAGCTGCTTGTGCTTTTGCTTGTGCTTTAGTTGTTGCAGTTGCAACGTCAACCTGAATATCACCTTGTATAGCGGCATACATGCCATCTGTATCTATGTCAGAATCGTAACCCAATTCTAAACGAGCTTCTTCAAGTGTAATCAAGTTGTTTACATACTTTTGAACAATGTGATTCTCTTTCTTAACCTGAGTATCAACATCTATTTCCTTAAACTTAAAGTAGCATCTGTCAGATGCTCCACTTTCCATTGGGTTGGAGATTGGATCAAATCCACCTTCAAATAAAAGTTCATTGAATATATTTAATCTTACCATTTCAGAAAACAGTTTTTGCATTTGTTTAATTCTGTCATACAGGGAAACGTCTAATCTTTCAGTGACAGATCTGTTCCCGCCATTCATTGACATTCCCAAGTGATGTGGCGCAACACCTAGTCCAATTGCAACACGTTCTTTGAAGTGATTTAAATACTGACTTGCGTCAAGCGCTGAACCCTGCGATCCAATCACTTCTACGTCATGTCTAAATGGAAGAATAAGTCCACCTTCAGCTCTTAAGTTTTCTATCTCTATAGCTGCTTGTGTAATTTCTTCTGGTTCTGCTGGCTGTTCTGCCGTTCCAATCTTATACTTATAAAGTGGAAACAGTTCTCTGTGAACAAGGTTTTGAATATCTTCTTCAATTTGACGAAGTGCAATCACATCATCTAGAACGTTAATCAAAAATGGAGTACCAAATGCTCTTCCAGTTTTTCTATCAAAATGTAAATGAATTACTTTTTCTGCAGTCCAAACTGGATTACCCTCAAGTGGCATATAGGTAAGAGGATCTGTTTCCTGTCTATAAGACTTTGGCCTATTGTGCTTATCTCTAAAAATTCTTACTTGTTCAGTAGGAATTAGATAATAACCAATTACTGGAAGATTACCAGTCATAGGTGTTAATTTATCTGGAAAGTATTCACTCAAGTCTCCTCTTGCCTTAACAATAAAGGCATTGGAAAACTTAAAAAGTTGATCCGAAACTTCAATTAAGAATTCAACAAATGGTCTCTTCATTGCTATTTCCATAAAATCTATTCTTTGGTGAAGATAAGAAATAGCTTCTGGGTTTTCAGAAACTATTTCCCAACCTTCTTTCCAAAAAAGATCTTTATATTTAGACATAGCCTGCTTCACATAAGAGTCTGTATCTACGGCCTGCATCAATCTATCGAAATCATGTGCTGGTCTTTCGAAAGTTGCTCTATTATTGAAATAATAATTAGTACCCTGGAAGCCAAGAGCCAGCGATGCTATTTTCATAGCTTTAGACAAACCCTTTACTTGCTCTGGTGCTAAAGCCTTGTCGGAGAAAGTAAGATCTTTATCTACTCTTTGAAACGGTAAATAATCTTTAATTGCCATGGTACGTCCTTATTTAAGCCTATGTCTAATAGTAGACTAAATTTGTCTAGGCTGTAATTTATTGTTTTTCAGCCATTCCTGCGGCTTCAAAAGTCTTCTTGATAATAAGATCTTTTACAGCTTCAAGCCAAAAGATTGTTTCAGCTTCTGTAAAATCACTCTTGTAAGCAAGGTTTTTATCGCTGATCTTAATCTCAACAACAAATTCTGTCTTCTGTTCTGCTTGTGGTGTATCGCTCATTTTACATATTCCTTTTCATAATTTTGAATTTGACTTCCATTATACATGATTTACAAAGATAATGTATGCGTGTTAGAAAAATTAAGAGTTTAGTCTAGCTTCAAGTTCTTCAACTTTAGCGGATAGTTCCTGAACTGCTTTGACTAATAATGGTATAAAATCCATCTCTTTCCACATTTTTGGTTTCCAAGCTGAAAAATCAAATGCTCCACCTGGTTGATCGTGTGGCAAAGATGCATCGGGGGATTCATAAACTGTTAATAGGGGTTGATCTTCAGCCATTTCTTCAGCTATAAAACCATATGATTTATTAAATTCATTTATTGCTTTAGCTTGTTCTGTCCAAGGTTCTCCAGTCCAAGGATCAAGCTTGTCAAATGTATCTATTTTCCAATTAAATATTCTTGGTCTAACTGTTTTTAAAATATTTAATGCGTCAGGTATATTTTCAATATTATATTTATATTCTCTTTTTGAAGAAGGAGAACATAATGCTTCTACAGAACCTGGATTATGTACTCTTGCAGTTGTACTGCTTCCGGTTGAATTAAATACTCCACTACATCTGTATCTAAATCCTGCTGCTATTTCAACATTGGTTGCCTGAATAAATCCACCTGTATCAACATATAGGCTACCTAGAAGTATGGCAGATCCGCTTATGGTTCCACCAAATAAACGATCTGCGCTTAATGTTCCAGCAGTAATAATGTTTGCGTTTAGTGTTCCTGTTGTAATTAGATCAGCATTGATACTACCAGTTGTAATGTGATTACCTCTAATTATTGTTTCGCCAGCGTCCAAAGATACCTGTATATATCCAGCTTCTATTTTTGTTAAAGCTTCTGCATAAGCGTCGTCTGCGGTACTTTGTGCCGATATTGCAATTCCTTGAGCGCTGATTGCAGTATTGTAGGCAGTTGAAGCGTTTGACTCTGCGTTGTTAATAAGCGTAAGAGTGTTACCACCTGTAATATTAACATTTCCACTTACTGTAAGTGTTGAGCCATCCCAGGTTAGCTTATTACCCAAAGAAAACTTATTAGTGTCATCAACATAAAATGGAGTATTAGTATTGTTGTAAACGCCTGTTCCAAGAAAAATTTTTGAATTATTTGACATTACTGTATTTCCAGTTAATGTTAAGTTCTTAGTGGTTATTGTGTTAGCTGTAACATCGCCTTCTTTAAGAACTTTGAATGGAGCGTTGACTAGCGTTCCAGAACCTAACCAAAGATTTCCTTCACTATCTACGTGAAAAGAACCAGAATCAAATCCACCAATATCGATACTTCCAGCAATTGTTGCGTCATAAAAGTATGCCCTACCACTACCATTGATTAACCATCCAGTTGTCGCATTTGCATAGCTTCCTCCGCCAACGTCAACTCCATTAAAAGTCGATGACTTAATTACTGATGTCCCACCAGCTAACGTAATAGTATGTGCGCCAATTGTTCCGGCCGTAATCTTTGACGCCGTAAGATCTATAATATGAGCAGAGTCTATGAGTGTAGTGGCGGTAGATGCGACAATCGGTGTCCAGCTTGAAGTGTTATTGCTTGTATCAATTGACTGCACTCTTGCAAAATAAAGTTTTTCGGTTGTCACTACAGTTGTGACACCAGTATTAGAATCAACATTATTTGTTGTTTCTGAGTTTTGAGGAACATCAACAGCTATAACGTTGGAAGCAGAGAAACCAGAAATAAATGGAGCTGCCCCACTAATAATTACATACGTTGAACCACTTTGTGCTATATCCTCAGGAAGATAAACTTCATAGTTATATCCTCTTAAGTCAGCTTCGTTAGATGGGTTAAAGCTAATCATTATAGATTTGTAGTTTCCAACTATTGTTAAGTCACCAAGTTCAGCTGGCTGAGTAAGGTCGGCTGGAATAGTGAATCTAACAGCTGAAGCTGGATCTAAGAGAACGTTTAGCTCTGCGTCTTTTGGTTTGACTGTTAAAAGATATTGTTTTCCAGGTTTTAAATTTTGTATAGTTTTTTTAATTGTAGCCATTATCTTAATCCCCCTATTGACTTAAAGGTCAAATCTGGATTTATTTCTTGATCACCTAAAGAAAAGTAAAAGTTTCTTAAAAAACTTATTTTACTTATAAATACTTGATTATTAACCGATAAAATATTTTTATCTGATAAAGTTTCAATCTCCAAAGTATAATCAAGATATTCTAAATCGTTTTTTTGAAAAATTATTGATTCTTTTTCTTGAGTTGAATAACAATCAATTTCATACCAATCTAAAACTATATTTTCAGTTTCTGCTGAAGATTCAGATTTTGTAGTTATTCTAACTTTACACTTACCGTAAGCCGGACCAACTACACCAGTTATTCTAATATTTGGACCACTAAAAGTTCCAACTATTTTAGACCCAACTTTTTTTGAAAGATTATTTACCCAATCTGTTCCATCGTTAAAATATGCCAATCTATAATATCCAACAGAATTTTTATTAATCTCAGTATCATAAAGATCTACACTTGGTGGAGTAGCACTATAGTAAATGCTATAGCCAGGACTTGCTTCAAGTGAGGCGATTCTACTATTCGGATATTCTATGTATTCATAAGATGTCACTGAGTTTGAGGTAACTGGTGTTGCGTGAATATACTTAATATAGTCAGAACCGTAATATACGCTATATGTTCCATCTGGAAGAGTATTTGCTTCATGGTTTTTTGCAGCTTTAAAATAAATTATACCGTCAACAATTTTTGTAACTACAGGCGTTGAAGCTTCATTGATTAAAACATTTGAATTTTCATAAACAACTAAATATGAATGATCTTGCTCAACCTTAAGTAAATTGGAATTATATACATAATTTAATTCATTATTTCCTATGTCAGAAAATAGCCAGTCATTAGCAGTTATGTAGTCTTTTAACTGGTCTATTATTATTCCGCCTTTTCAGGGGCGGAGTATTATAGATCTTCTGCTGAGGACTTGCTAAGTTGCTTGTGTTGTCTAAATATTTAAACCAGCTCATATCACAACTCTATATATAGTATTTCAAAATCGTATTTATCCTTATATTCATCCGGAATATCAATACTGATATTAACATCTGCAACCGGAACTCCACCTATTAGTATATCAGGTGTAATGGAATCAACTTTTATAACCACTTCTTTTGCAGCTGAGTTAATCTGTTGTAAATCAATCTCATTTCTTACTGATTCATAATCTATGTCTATAGATCTTATTCTTTTAGATCCATCCGATCCAGAATGAGAATGTTCACCTATTTGAACTCCGTCTATTTTTGCACCGTTGTCTACTGTTATGTCTCCGGTTATTACTCCACCAGATTTCATTAGATACTGAGGATGACTATCTTCGTTAAGATCATCTAAAAGTGAATGACTAGATTTTAATGAGTTTATTTGAGATTCATCTACGGATAAACTAGAAAGTAGCGCGGCATAGTTTGTATCTGTTTCTATGGTAACAATTTTTTCTCTACTTACAGCCTTTATAGCTAGTTGAGATATGAAGCTTGTATACTTTCTTCTTTGTAAAATAGATTGATACAACGAATCGATCTTTGCTGATGTATTGTTTCTTCTTTCTAATAAATCAGTTAAAACAGATTTAAAATTTCCCTCTGCGGCCAATAAAGCTATTGCTGCTTCTTCCGACAAACTAGGTAATTCTGTTTTCATATTTGTGGTTCTTATATCTAAAGCAAAATCGGAAACAACTTTTGTTTTAAATCTTAACGAAGGGCTTAGATACTTACCATAAAACACATTACAGTTAGTTACTAGATCTTTATGAAGAGTATCTAGTTGACTGTCTATAAGAGTTGTTAAAGAGTTTACTTTGATAGAAAAAAATGCTTGAAATTGAGCGGCTTGTTTTTTAGTTGTTTTATCCACTTCGGTTTCTGGCAAGGCTGTTGGCGACGATTTGATTGATTGGGCAAAGAGTTCCTTATAGTGGATTGCCATTTTGAGCCAGTATAGGTAGTACGATGCGACTTGCTGTTGTGAGTCATCTTCATAATTATCTCCAAAATCTGCACCTAAAGAATCTATGATGCAATTAGTTTCGTTTACTAAATACTTAATGATTTCTCTAAAATCGTAAATGTGACCAAACGTAGTGTTTGATATTAAATTATCGTATTCTTTTACAAATTTTCTATAACCTCTTGTTTGAACTCCTTCCGCATAAAGATATTGATCAAAGCATATGAAAGGCGGTCTTGGATATTTTAAACTGCCTACATATCCTTCTATTTCTATTTTTGGATATGGGTGATCTACTTTATTAATTTCATTCCAAACATAGTCGTGTGCTTCTTCTAGATTTGGATTATTTAATGGGTCTAATTTTACTTGTCTTAATAAATCTTCTAACTCTTTTAAAAACTTAACTAGATCTGCAAAACTATTTTTTGCTTCTTGCCTAAGTGATTGCAAAGGAACTGAATATGGTTGATCGTTGCCGTATGAAACCCCAGGCTGAAGAAGTGCTGAATTTACCCCACTCCTAGAAAATGATGATTCAGTTGAACTACGAGAAGATGATTCAGTAGATGAGTAATCCAATGTTACTTTTTGTTCTGTTGAAATTTGATTATCTATATTATTTATTAATGACATATTTTACCTAAAACATTTTTCTAGAAACGCGTTTTACTGGTTTTCTTTTACCAAAACTTGGCATCAATGGAGCGTTTCTCTGCGTAGTGACTATGATACCAGAAGAAGGTGTTTCTTTATCTGCTTCATCAGATACGCTGCTCGACTTTGGCATAAAGAATGTGTTGGAAAAACTTTCTGTGTTTTTCGCTACTTTTAATTTGCTAAAATCTCCATAATTTTGAGTTATAGCAAGAAGTGCTAGCATTAAGGCATCGTGCGCGTGATCCATAGCTGAACCACCAGCTTCAAATATAGGTCTTCCCATTTGTGTTGTTCTAACAACAACATATGAAATTAATTGCATGTAAAGTTCTTCATCTGAAGCTGGAAATAGAATTGCTTCTCTTTCAAGGTATTGAGTTAGATTATCTACCATGTATGGTTTAATTTCTTTTTTAATTGGTAGCTTGGTATATGGATCTCTTATTTCTATTGTTTCGCCAAAACCTATTCCCTTAACTCTGTCTCTAAGATTTGATTTTGGATTTTCTGTTCCATACTTTCTTAAAAGCTCAACCTGAACTTCTCCATATCCACGGTCAACATAAATATGTTTTGGATGAAAAGATTCGTTTAATTCAACAATTCTATTGACTCCATTAGTTAGCGTGTATTCAGACTTAGGAATTTCTTCTCTATATACAACTCTAACTTTATTCCTAAATTTTTCATCCTCATAATTATCGTTACATGTTTCTAATACAACTATGTTTGTTCCAGCACCGTATTTGTCCCAGTCAACTCCAATTGTATAAAAAGATCTAGCTGATTGTATTTCAGGGGTGTATTCCCAAGATGGTTCTATAAAAGCTTTATCTATAAACTTTCTAGGATAAACACCTTCTGAGTCTTCGCCCCAGTCTGCTTCAATTTCATGACGATAACCCATCTCTGAGTATTGCTCTCTAAATTCATCTTCTTGCTCTTTCGAGAAATAAGGGTTGCAGTATGAAGGAAACCAAAACTCTTGAAATCTAGCACTTCTGCACCATTCCCAAAATCTTTCTCTTCTACCAGTTGGAGTTGAAGCTCCAATTAGTATTTTATCTGGTTGATCTTCTGCCGTTTTCTGCAACATTGCGTAAAGCGCATCAAGGTCATCCGCGTGCATGTAGTCCATTTCGTCTAATACAATTACGTGTGCTTCTTGACCACGAGCTACGTCTGATTTACCACCTGAACGCATACCAGATGTAAAGAATCTAATTGTTGATCCATTGGAGAACTGAATCATAAATTGAGGGCTGGTTACTTTTCTGGTTATTGAATTCATGACTATTTCATTCTTAGAAGCTAGTCTAAGAATTTCTTGATAAATCAATTCAACGTGCGATTTCATTGGAGCAATAACTAAACATCTTCCATCTTTATGCGTATAGCTATAATGGAGTAAAGCAATTGCCATACTGAATGTTTTTCCTAAACGACGACCTGCTCTCAATACTTTTCTGAGTGCTGGATCACGCAAAATTAAAGTTTGGTAAACTCTTGTTTCTGCTTGAAGAAAATGTTTCGCCCATCTACATGGATCTTTAGATATATGTATTTGTCTTTGTTGATCAGCTGAAATTCCGCATATCTAACAAACTATTATCGACATCAAAAGGTTCGTCAATCAATAAAGCTAATTCTCTATTTGTAAACTCTCTACCTTCAACTGGCGTACCATCAGCCCAGTTTATATGACTTAATTTATTTTTAAAAACCCATTCAATTCTGTTAACCTGTTTTAGATATTCTGGATCTTGCGCTTTAATAATTTCCAAAAGATCTTCCCTAGAAAGACCTTCTAATCTTTTACGAAATTCTTTAGTTTTGTCCATAGTATATTCTACCCGAAATGCGAAGCCATCATCGCACCTTCTGAACCTAGTAATGATCTAGCGTTTAATCTACTGTTTTGAATTGCAGCAACACCTCTAGCTCTAGAGGTTGCTCTAACTTCATCATCTTTATAAGTTCCAAACATTCCGCCATACATATTGCCTTGCATTGACTTCATACCATCTTTACCAAAATTAATTCCAGCTTTAACGGCTAACCCACCAAGCTTAGCAAGTTGATAAGCCATATCTGCTGCAAATATTAAATTAAGACCAGGGATGGCTTTAGCTACTGCTTGTGCGCCAACTGCCATTCCCACTCTTGCTCCACCAGCTTTTACAGCTTGTAGTGTTCCCCTAGTTCCTAGAGTCTTATAGATTCCTTCTCCCAAGAG